CAGTACCAGTCAGGGTCTACTCTTATATACAAGGAGTAGCTGCTTGTCTTATCTTAATATATATCAACTTTAATATTAAGTACACATAAAAAATTAGGGCAGGATTTTTTATTTCCCGCCCTAATCCAAACTCTATATGTTGAGTGTAGGACTAGGCAGGACAACCACATGAGCGATCATATTCAGGAATATTCCCGACGATCGCTGTATTAATATGGCATGTTTTCGATTGCATTTGTAGTGTCCTATTTGTTTTCATATTTTATTTATATAAATCAGTTACAAAATATCTACTATTCGGCCACTTTTATCGACAGCGCGTACTCTATATTCAGGAAACTTATTCCTGAGACTGTTCATTTCCTGAATGATCCTTTGTGAATTGTTATTCATAGTCGTATGATATGTTCTCCATACGCCTGACCTATCTTGAGCTTGAATATCTACGCGGTCCATATCAATGTACTCCCTGTGCTAAGTACTCTGCAACCATGCTGGTAGTGACGATTTCATCCTGATACTGCTCTTCAGCAAACGCTGACATCTCAAGATCCATCTGATCTGCCATATCTTTAAGGTTCTTGGCAACTAGGAGGATTGACTCGCAGAGCTGATCGCGGGATGAATTGAAAAGTTTCGACATATCCACTAGGGTCTCGAGCTGGGCTGCCATCGACATTGCTTCATTGACGTTCATGATATAAACTCCATTGGTTATATTATCAGTATACCCTATATTTTTAATTATGTACACAGTTATTTTCACACTTGTCCATTATTTTTTAGCCACTTAGCTAGGTAGTCCATCTTGACATCCATACTCAATATAATCCTATCCCTGGTGCCCTTGTGGACCACCTCATGCGGATACTCTCCTCCATCCCTGAATGCCAAGATCTTACCAGATTCCCATGATTTGGAGTCACTGCCTACCTTTATGTAGCACTTTGGATCATCCACTAGGCCGAGGTGAAATCTCATCCAATGCGGGGTTCTACCAAAGTGTGGCCTAATGATGGTTCCAGGAGTAAGTTTGGATATGAATACATTTGCCAATTCACCTGCCTTTTCCAGATCTTCTATGATACTATGAATGACTGGGCACTTTTCTTTGCCAAATTTTACTAGCGATAGAAATCTAGGATCGTTTGTAATTTCTGGGGCTTCATCCCTAAATACACTAAGAGGAAAGGCTTTCCAGTCATTATCATACAATTCGACTTGCTCGACATTAACCTTATATTTTGGGAATGGTATTAGGGGATCATAATTGCTTATAAACTCGAGGACCTCGTTCCTTATAAGTGGATATTTTTCCACGAGAGTAGTGCACAGCGGAAGATCCCTAAACTTATTTTCATAAAATGTTTCTGCCATAATTAATGTTTTCTGTACCTCGCTTTGAAGTCTGCCATGTTTATTACATTCTCGTATTCTTTTAGAATAAACTTCCTATCGGGAATATCTGTTGGAAAGTTAGAGCCAAATGCGGTGTACAACTCGCTCTCCATAATATGGTTGCGACCTAGATTAATCTGCTTTATTATATAGACAGACATAAGTTCTACTACTTCCTCGTCGGTCATTTCTTATCTACCATCATCTTCTCTGCTATTTCAATAATAGCAGCCTCGAGTGATTCCCTAGCTGACTTTCTAGCAGGTTCATATCTCTCTTCTTTAATTTTATTTTTCCAGCGATAGTTGTAATTCTTTTCCTCTGCCCACATGTCATCCTGGGCATCTATCATATTCTCGACTTGATCGATGAAATCGTCTAACTTATCTTTACTAATCATGTTAAGTCCTATATGCTAGTGGCTTTTCTTTCCATGGATTTATACCAATGGAAATTCTAGTTCCAGTATGTTCGGCAACTAAGTGAGGCAGTGACGATTCGAACATGACTAACCTATTGGTTATAGGTTTGATAGTTACGTCCTCAAATCTCAGCTCTCCGCCCCTCAAATTTTGTATATGTGGATAGTATACTATGCTGCATAGAGGAAATGAAAATATTCCAGTAGTTGCATAGAGCATCTCATCCTTATCATGATGATACCCAAGACTAATCGTATTCTTGTGCATCTCGTATCCTATATATCCTGGCATGTCGAAGTACTTCGAAGCTATATCTATTATCTTGTCAATAAATTGATATGTGCCTAGTTCAAACCAGGTGTCATTTTCAGGAAATGCTGGCAAAAATTCGCTTATAGAATCTATTGATTTGAATACACTATCTAATACTATTATCATGAGAGTTATTCGTAATTGTTGGGTATTACATCATCTATTACTACGTACTTTATATCCTTATCAAGCTTTTCAGTATATGCTTGTAATAGCTGTCTAATCTCATATAATCTATTTGTAACCTTCTTGATAGTTTTTCTGGCAGTCTCGTCGTTGTGACCCTCTTCGAGGTCTAGGAGAACTGCATCTAGGTTGGAGTCTACTGAGTAATCTACGCAGAACTTAACACCGTTCAATTCTGTTTCTTCCATCTTTGGAAAAAGCAGGTCTTGAATTTGTTGTAATTTTATTTCTGCGGGTGTCTTTGGCTGCCGCTTAAAGAACTTAAACATGATATAAATTTCACTCCTTTAGACCTTCTTGCGTCCTATATTATATTTAGGAACCAATTCCCACTCATTTTTTTCCTTGTGAGGAAGTATCTTTATCTGACTAAGAGACGTCCTAGGCTCTTTAGATGCAATTGGATCTACTATCTTTATGAGACCCCAGTCTTCAAGCAATTGAGCTATGGTATTCCTGCGACCTATGTCCTCGTCGCTAAGATTAGAAAGCTTGCCATCCAAAGCAAATAGTTCTTTAAAGTGCACTATATAGTATTTCGATTGCTTATGAAGTATATGACATGATTGATATAGTTTCTTTTCTTTGCGGGAAGCCACTCCGATGCGAGTCAGTGTTTCTTTGATCTTTAAGAAATCTTCTTCCTCTGCAATAGTCACCTCAACTAAAGTCTCTAAAACCGACATATGACACCCCATAATTATTATTGTTATTATGGGTATTTATGATTTATAGAATTTTACTCGTATCTACAGAAGCACCGATAGCTTTCATCTGATCAGGAGTTAGTATAGACATAGCAATCAGTGCCTTAGATCTGCTATATCCGAAGTATTGCTGTACCATTTCTATGTCTTGGTTCTTATCCTTCTTACCCCACTTAGAGAACCTTTTAGCAGGTCGAATAGCATTGAAAAGATAGTCGTACTGCATCTTATTATCTAGAGTGTGGTTGGTATTCATTTCCTGCGCATAAAATATAGTATCCGGGAAATACGATAAGGCCCGATTAACAATCCACGCATTGTATTCCTTGGCCGATACTTCGTCATTGATGATGCCTTTCTTTATATAGTTGATGTCATTGACGATGTCAAATGGATTCATCGCTTGAACTCACACTCTATCATAATCTCGGCTAAACAAGCCATTAGATTGATTTCAGGATCTGCGGCGAATGCAGACTGGTACTGATACTTTCCAATTAAAACTACTGCAGCTGCTACTCCAGAAGGAGTTAGAAAATCATATGCTGAGTCATATATCTTTCTAAAGATAACAGTCTGATCTGCATCCAAGTTTTCTCCCACCCACTTACGAATAGCGGTAAAGTTCTTATCAGTTAGTAACTTGATTAGTGTATCGAGAGATATCTGGTGGAAATTAGTAAGTATTCCTGCATCGATTGCACCCGTCGCTGAGTATCTCTGCAGTTCATTTAAGACACGACGCCAGTCGGGGAAGTGCTTCTTGATAACCTCAGCAACTACTGCCTTATCGAATGCCACATTCTCTTTAGTAAGGATATTTTCTACACGTTTAAAGAACTGACCTGCTAACTTGGCCATATCAGACTTATTAATCTTGAAGTCTATAACCGAACATCTCGAGTGTAGGGGCTCAATGATTCGGTTTTTAAAGTTACAGGTGAGTATGAAACCGCAGTTCCTTGAGAATTCCTCCATGAAATTGCGTAGAGCTGGCTGCGTTGAATTTGCATTAAGGTAGTCGGCCTCGTCAAGGATGACGTACTTTCTGCCTCCCGTAAAAGATACCGAGGAAGCAAACTGTAGTATTTCATTCCTAAGTGTGTCGATGTTTCCATTCATACTCCCGTTAATTATGATATAGTCACAACCTAATTCTTCCAACATAGCTCGAGCCACTGTTGTTTTACCGACACCAGCTGATCCGGATAGGATAAGATTTGGAATATTTTGCTGCTCTACAAATTTCTGAAATGTAGACTTTAACTCTGCAGGAAGGATAGTATCAGCTATGGTCTTTGGGCGATATTTTTCTACCCATAAGAATTGCTCGTTCATAATAACTCCACCATTTCATAATAAAGAAAATGAAGGGGCAATTTGCCCCCTCACTATTAGTTGAATGTAGAAGTAGCTTCAATTGCAATCCAGTATTCTAGATCAGTAGACTTAAAGTGTGAGAATCCCTTAGATGAAATCTCAACATCATAAGAATTGGTAATCGTCTTGGATAAGACATTAAAGCTTTCTGGTTTAAAGATAGCCTTAAACGTCTTATCAGTTAAACCAACCTCTACACTATACACGTCACCCGATGGATTCTTACTATCGAGTGCTTGGATTGAGATTGAAATACCATCGCCTACTACTGCAATTTCTGGAAGACTAAGGATAGATAGAGCACGCTCTACATCTTTCATCATGTCATTAGTGATAGTAAACTTTACCTCACCCTCTGGAAAGTTAGGTTCCTTTGTAGTTGGGATAGGTAGTGTATTCTCATCTGCTAGGGTATACTTCACACTCTTTACAGGGGTGTTGGAAACGTCGGTGATTGTAATAGTACTGTCACCGACGTTTATTTCAGGGTCGCTGAACATAGACATAGTATTCAGAAACTTATTGAGGCTGTAAACTGCAAAGCGCTTATCAAAGTGTGTAGCCACATTAGCTCGAGCCATGATAGTCTTTGTAGGGGAAACAGTAGTAATTTCATTTCCTTCCTTAAATAACATAGATGGGTTGATTAAGGAAAAGCTTTTTAGTACACTGATAGTCTTTGTGTCAAACTTCAAATTAGTCATAATGTATGTCAATCCTCACTTCTTTTTCTTGCCACCAAGAGAACTAGGATCAGCGGTTGCTGATGCCCCAATAGATGCTAGATCAGCTAGCGAACCACCAAAAATATAAGATCCAACGTGCTGCATCTTCATCCATGGACAGAACCATGTCTTAAGTTCAATCGCTTGAGCTTTCTGACAAAACCAGTAATCTTCAGAGAGATAGCGCTTCGATACAGGATCGATCTCAGCTTGGAAGAATTGCATAATCTCTCGAGAGCCATCGAATGCCTCTGTTCGTACGTGATCTGGACGATAGTAGTACTCCGGATATTTCTCAACAAATTTCTTTAGAGCATTCTTACTGATCATCATAAAACCAGTGCCAATCTCTAGGACCTCACATGGTTCACCGATAGCGATAGAACCAGATCCGCCCTTAGGATTAAACACATAGTCGCCTACGAATTTTTCCAATACATTTGGATCCTCGTCTGCAATACCCTTATCTACCGCCAACTTAATCTTTTCCCATGAAATACACTTCTTAGGATAAGGACCACCGATGATATCATATTTTTCAGGCTCATTTGCCTGAAGAGCCATTAGAGCAATAACATCTTGCGGATTAAATCCGATATCCGAGTCAATGAACATAAGATGCTCAGCTTCAGAACGCATGAACTCATCAACGCAGTAGTTACGTGCTCTT